TTAGCTTTGTTAAACTCGCGAAGCTTTACAACCTTCTGCGCTATTGGGTGCGTGTGATTCGAAAGAAACTGTTTTGTAAAGGAGGGAGCGCCCGTGCTTTCTGTCCGGCTGTAAGGCACTCCAATCGCGTCGAAAGCCTTTGCTATAGATGTCGCAACCCACGGCTCAATGAAGACGCCAGTCTCTTCCTTTATTTCTTTAAGTAGAATATCTTCCCGCCGCTTCAGGTCTTTCTTTACCTGCTCTGCCTTATCAATGTCGACGCGGACACCGCGTGTCTTCATCTCGAAAAGCACAGGTAGTAGGTCTGACTCCAGCTTAAATATAGAAGACACTTCCTCTTTAAGTATTTCTGGGCGAAGCCTATCCCACAGACGCAGCGTAACTGCCGCATCCTGCTCGGCATACTTGCCAACGAACCGTGCAGGTAGCCGCCACATCCCTGACTTGGGATTGACACCGTACATCGCAGCCGCAGCGCGCAGCGTCTTCTCATTCTTGAACTCGCCGAGATATTCACGAGCCAAAGAGTCGAGGTTATAGTACCTACGATTCTCGTTGAGAAGGGGCGCGGCTATCATTGTGTCGATTATCGGACCTTGAACCTCGATTCCTGCCCAGCGCATCCAGCCTAAGTCATACAGCGCATTGTGCATAATCTTCTCGACGTGCGGGGTAGCCATCTGTTTCTTCAGCCAGTTGACGACTGATTTTTCTGGCATGTTGCCGCCACCTTCGTGACGGACAGGGAAGTATCCAGTGAAATCACCCGCTGCTACAGCGTAGCCAATGACATAGCCGTCGTTGCGGCACCAGCCCGGACCAAGAGTGGTTAGATTTGGATCACACGTTTCCAAGTCAATTGATATGCGTTCACACCTTGTGAGGTCTGGAAAGGATGACGGAGGCGCCCAGTCATCTTCGTCAGTGAAGCCGAGAGCGGCCTCCTTGACATCGATGTCCAGCAGGTTCATCTGATACTCACTCATTGTCTTGCTCCAGTAACGATTCCCAGTTGTTGAACATAAATAAAGGAGTGTCCGGCCCCACATATGCCCCGAAAGTATTGTACTCTAAAAATTCCATAGCCTCGGATCTGGTCATGTCCTTGGCGAGAATGTCTATGCACATATCAACGTCGTATACCAAACGAAACTGCCCTGTTGCAATGTCGTGCGTTGCACCAATGATAGCTTCGTCCAGCCCGTCAGCCTTCATCATTTACTATCTCCCCGCCCAGCGCAGCATAACCAATAATGTCTACCCAAGAGTCGTCCTTGGTCATGTCCTCTGCCAATCGCGCTAGCTTCACCCCAATCATACAAGCAACTACCTGCTCGGCAGTAATAGAACGACCAAGAATGATACTCCAGATCGTGGCAATACGCTCGTGGTTGAACTTGGCGGGACCGTATTCCTTTGCCCTCGGACCGTTGATTAGTGCCTCTGCCCGATTAAGAAAGTCTTCTCTCGTAACCAGCTTTTCTTCTTTTTTGCTCATAGCTGAAATCCATATTGTGTCTGAGGTTCGATTAAGTGTAATGATTTTTTGGCGCGAGTAAGCCCAACGTAGAACGTCCTGATTTCGGAGTCCTGATCTAGGCTTTCAGCGCATGCTCTTGATGAATCTAAAAGAAGGGCGACGTTATCCGCCTCGCCACCTTTTGCTTTGTGGATCGTCGATATCTTGATCCTCGGGGTCCCCGTCAAAATAGACTCGCCCATACGGCGTACTGATGAAATATATATTCTCTCGTTCTCGCTCACCTTCAAGACTTCGTACCACGGAGTCTCCGGTGTCGCTGTCAGAGAACACAGGTCTTGAATATCTGTTAGCTTGTAAGTTTTTTCTGGGCCTAAGTTTGCGAGTATCTTCTTGCCAGCTTTGGTAATAACTGAGCTTGTCATTAGTGTTGAAAGCTTCTTCAGTTCTTGGGCAGACAGTTGTTGATCCTTGCATAGTTTTAACCATACCTCGATTCCAGTGAGAACATTTGGGGAAATGGACCAACCGGAGCCTTCACGCCAAAACAGGAATCCTTGTTCTTTGAGTGTGGTTGCAATTCTGTTAGCAATGAAATTGGTACGGGCTAAGATTAGCCACTCTCCGGTTGTTAAGTCCACATCTAGAATATCACGATGCCACACTACGGAGCCAGCTTCATCTGTAGGTTTCCAGAATTTTTTCTGTCTCGTACCTAATTGTTTTACAAGGGAATCTGCCATTCTGTGCACAGATATCGGCAAACGATATGACTTATCCAATAGGATCTTATTGTCCGATGCGTTGAGAAAATCTTTTACCTCTACACCCATCCAAGAATAGATGCATTGGTCATCATCGCCGGCATAGTAAACACGCTTCGAGTTGGGCTTCAGAACCTCATGCACCATTTTCCACTGCAAAGGTACGAGGTCTTGAGCTTCATCAACAATGAGTACATCAAGCGACGGGCAGTGCCCTTGCTCTATGAAGTCCTCGATCATATCTACAAAATCAAGCTTGTTTGTTTCTTTTTTATAGTCTCTGATAACTTGATCCACGAGCTTTAGCTGCTGAAAGTGCAGCCGCCTGTCAGCGGTTCTCGAGAACTCTTCTTCAATGGTACGCCCTGTAACACGCGCCATTTGCAGCATAGACAGGTAAGCATCGCCGCCCTTGCCCGGACTAAACAGTGCACCTTCCTGCATTGTCAGAGAAGCATTAGAGGAGAACTCAAGGCCAAGCAGCGCACCTATGCGAGAGTAATCAGATCCTCTGAGTACACGATTAGGTGACAGCCCTAGACATTGATAGGCAAAAGAATGCAGTGTGCGAAACCACACCATTTGATTTGCATCCATGTTCAGCTTTGCCGCTGCCCTCTCTCTAGCTTCTTCTGCCGCCTTACGAGAAAAAGATACGAACGCAATACGTTCAGGAGATGTCCCACTTTCTAGCTCCTCTTTAACTATGTTGATTAACCGTGTCGTCTTGCCCGTGCCCGGAGGTCCGAAGATGGTAGTCTCTGTTATAACATCCATTAGAATGGCACCCCATCACCTTCGACGTTGATCCTCGGAACCTGAACCTCTCTGTTAAAAGCAGGCACCCACCACACACGCAAAGGCTTTGAATCTCCTTTGGTTGTTTTGAAGCGTCTCTGACCATTAGCTACGCCGTCTTTGTTAAGCTCCTTTAGGCGCTCTTGTATTTGTCCACGGCTATAGCTGTCGAAGCGCTGATTGCGAAGGAACTTCATTAAGGCTTCAATCTTGAAGTAGGTTAAGCCTTCTTCTTCTTCCGTGTAAGGCTTGCCAAGACTGATCTCTTCAGCGGATTGCGCTTGCACCCGCCCATCACAGAACGCCTCGAGAAGATCCATGAACTGACCTTTGTAGGTTAGCTCTTCTGGAACCTCGATCTCACTCATGTCTTCCATCAGCATGCCAACAATAACCTGCCAGTCAGCCATCTTCATCATTGGCGGCATCTTGTGAATCTGTTCCATACACGCCTTTTGAAAACGCTGCGGTGTCTGGAGATCATCCGTATTCAATTCAACGCGCTGACCGCCAACGTCACAAAACCAAACAGGTGGCTCTGACTTAACAACGCAAAGCCCAGTGACATCTATATTACTAACGTGGCTTCCAATACCAAACTTCTTTGTCTTACACAGCGCCTTATTACAATAAGACTTGAGCGGCTCCTGATCACAGGGAAAGCCATACTCTTTCTTCTCATGCTGTTGTTGTATCGTTACAATCTCTGACGCGGGTAGCGCGGGGTTGGCAAACTTTGTGTTGATTTCTTCTAGCCTAGCTTTCCAGTTTTCAGGTTGCTCTTTCTTACAACCAACCGCCGCTGCAAACATAACTGTGTTACGGGTTCCCTCGGGGATCCCCTGCCCAAACATACAGCTTAGGCAGGGGGCCCAGTCCTTAAACTCGTCGACCTGTTCACCAAATGTCAAACCAACAAAAACATCTGGATCCACACTCCTCCGGTCTACAAGCTCAAGAAATTCGTCTAGGGACGCAGGCTCTCCGTCTTCTTTAACCGCGTAGCGGAGAGTTTGTTCCTCATCAAAGTACGGCAGGTTAATAAAGTTCCCCACATCACCACGCTCGACAAGAATCTGTTCTTGCTTTGGGAAAATCTCACAGCCGCCATAACCAAGTATGGCAGAAATCTCTGAAGCTTTATCACGGAACTCTCCTGCACTAATCCACTTTGTAAAGAAAAAGAATATGTGTGCACCCCCTGACTTCGAGCGACAAGTGACGCAAGGGATCTCCATATTGCGGAGCTTGCGGTCAAGTGCCTCGATGTCCAGTGGGTACTTATCAATATCAAGAGCACCAAACTTACATTGGTTGTCCTCATTAATAGGTATAGATCCTACCCCATTCTTGCCCTCAAGATGGTGCTTGATTAACTCTAACGTAAGCGGTTGCCGCACAATGCGTGACTTGGCTTTTTGTTTCCCGGCTCTACGCTCATCTGATATCTGTGTCTGTCCATGCGCTGCACTAAATCCTGTAAATGCAGCCATGAACCGTTCTGCTTGGTTCATAACTATGCCCCTAGTTGGTTTTGTTGGGGGTAGGAGGACCGCGATCCACGGTCCTCCCCGCATTTACTAGAAAGGTATGTCGTCTCTCGGCTCAGAAGAAGCAGTGTTCATTTCTTCTGCTGTTCCGCCGGAGGTCTTGATCTCACCCTTCTGGAACTTCTCGTACTGTTTCTTTGCATGAAGCACAGCCGACTCAGGAACCTCTGAAATGTCGACCGAAGATACGGCGTAGTTGTACCACGAACCTTTGTCGTTGCTCTCTTGCACAGACTTTAAGCGCCAAGCAGTCATCCAGATTGGTGGATTGAACAAGCCTTTGGTCGGGTGCATAATCTGCATTCCGGCACGGCGCGTGTTCCACTGCTTCGCGATCTTCATCTGTGTCTTCTTCATGTCACAGATCAGTTCGGATGTGCGACCATCCTTACCAACTGTCAGCAACAAGAACTGAGCGGAGCGAACCAACTCATTGCCTGATGGAAGGATCTCGTTAGAGCCAACCCGCTCTGTGCGACGGAGGTCAGGGCTCATAGGATCGATCTCACCCATGTAGCCGCCACCGCTCTCACGCAGTTGAAACTCGAGGTACTTCATCTGGTACGCACACGGAATAACTACAACCCCTTCATCCGCTTCCCAGAACTCACCTGTCACGGTGTTGAAGATATCACCCGCTGAAATGCCTTTGATGAACTTAGCATCGTTCTTCATAAGCTGCGGAGACAGAGGCTGCACAATCCGCATAAACGGAATCTGCATATCCTCGGCACTAATGTTTTCTAAACCCTGACCAGCATTCTCGAATGCTTCGTCCATAAAACTAACCACCGCAGTGGACTTCTTCTCTACCATCGCTGTATCAGCCATCGTTCTAGTTCCTTTTAATCGTTGCTTCGGTTCCGACAAAGACACCAAAGGTATCAAAGTCGATCTCTTTTCCTGACTCAATGCGTCCCTTGACCCAAGCCTTTAATGTCTGGGGGTGAACGTGAGTCTTCTGCGCTGGCTCCAAGCCTTGGTTACGCAGATCATCAATAACAGCGCCAGCCAGATTGTCCTGACCAGTGTTGAAAGACACTGTTACATCATTCTTAATGATATCACCTTCCCCGATAGACCGTAGCCACGAGAAGGCTTCATCGCGTTTGTCTTCTGCAATACGCGCATGCACAAACTGGCGAAGAGAAACCTTGTTACCTTCAACAGTAACACTGTCCACACCCATCTCTTGCATAAGAGCGGGGATGTCCTCTTCGTTTACTTTTCTTTTCTTGTACTTGAGATCTTTGAGGTACTGCTCTGCATCAGCAATCTTGCTGTCCAGATCCATAGACTCTCTAATGAGGTGTGATAGGCGAGAGCCCCCCTCAGTAGTTACACTGTCGAACTTGTTGGCTTCGACTGCCTCATCCATTAGCGAAAAGATATCGCTCATCTTACTTCTCCATTGTGGTTACGTTTAAGTTTTACCCCTTCGGGTTTATAGACCCGTACCTACTACGGCAGGTACGGGGTAGTCAATACAGTTTATGCGGAGTTAGGTCTTTTTCTAGACTCTGGAAGTTCCGCATCGATCAGTGCCATACGAACTAAATGTGACACCTGCCCACTCAAACTGCGATCATTATTCTTGGAAAGCTTTCGTAACTTTTCATAAACGTCAGCGGTTATGGCAACCGATTTCCATTTTGTTGTATCCACTGTTTACCTCCAAACATTTGCTGTGTTAAGCTACATTACGTTATCTTATATTTACCGAGAAGGTCAAGTACATTATGAGACGAGCTAAGAAAATAAGTGATGGCCCCGATACGAACATTGCCAGTGGCAAACGATCTGAACTTCTTGCGGCTGAATTCTTAATTAGCCAAGGCTGCTACGTTTATACTCCCTTCATTGAGCAAGGCCCCGTCGATTTAATAGCCTTAGACAAGCAAGGTGTCTTTCATTACTTCGATGTTAAGACCTTGTCCCGCCGCAAAGACGACTCCGTTATCTCTCGTACTCTATCTGACCTCCAACAAAAACTAGGTATTCAACTTCTTTACGTCTGCCTAGACACGGGGCAGGTACAAAAATATCCACATCAATTCCCTCGCGAAGCACCTCTGAAAAACTCTGCTCAAAATGCTGCTAACCGCCGGTTCAACGGGGAGAAACCTGCAACCATTTCCGAGCTTCTTCACCCAAAGTCTTTGCCGACAGATCAATCTTCGCTCGAAGAGACTTGACGATGTGCTCGTCAATAGAGTTTCGGGTGACCAGATCAACATAGGTTACTGAATTCTTCTGCCCGATTCTATGACATCGATCCTCGGACTGTACTCTCGTCTCTAAGTTAAAGTCGTTTGCATAATAGATCACGTTCGTTGCTGCCGTCAGCGTCAGACCATAGCCTGCGGTCTGAGGGTTTGCCACGAAGAACCTCGCATCTCCGAACTGGAATGACGTTATAGCGTTTTGACGTTGTTCATCTGTCGTATCGCCGAAGTATGAGACAACCGATTCAGCGCCATAGGTTTTAGCTAAAGTAGCTACAATAGCTTTTATGTCATACCGAAACCGTGACCAGATGATAACCTTTCCATTCATCTCCTCAACCGTCTCTAGAAGGGCTGTGGTGCGGTTCGTGGGTACTTCGACTAGCTCTCCATCGTCGGTCATTAAGTGGCCGCACAGCAACTGCTGAAGGCGCAGCAACTGGGTCATCACCGCCGGGGCAGACACCAACTCACCGTCATCGAGCAATGCAATGGCTGCATTCTTCAACGACATATAATGTTTAAGCTGCTCGTCAGTCAGAGATACTTCTCGAACTGTGTATATTTTGTCTGGTAGATCAAGCGCATCCTCTTTCGTAACACGATACGAGAAAGTCTCCAGACGCTCTGCCAACTCCGTAAGATTTCTGTATCCCACGATCTGCTGAAAGCTATGGGAGCCCATCCGTTGAGTTCTTGTGATGGCATACCTGCCTTGAAACGAATAGTATGAGTCAAATCCAAGCAGTCGTTTGTCCATAAACTCACATTGCGAGTAAAGATCCATCGGCGATTTAGTAACTGGCGACCCCGTGAGTATACGGCGAAACGATGCACTCTTACCAATCGTAACGATCGCCTTAGTCCGCTTGGCTTTGGGGTTCTTAATAGTAGTTGACTCATCAACCGCAAATAAAAACGCCGATCCGCGAACAAACATCTCCAAGTATTTTCGTACCTTAGCTGTTGCAAACCCTTCAACATTAACAAGGAGGATGCGGAGCTTTTCACGCTGCGAAACACCTTCCGAGAGGTGGTCTTTTTGAGCCTTGTTTGGGTTCGGATTCCAGACATAAACCTCGTGGTCAATGTCCTCCGGAAGATGAGTTGGTATCTCAGATATCTCCCAGTTTCGGTATACACCCTTTGGGGCAACGATGATGGCTGTATCGATCTTGCCTTGCGAATAAAGCCACACCATGTTGTCGATGAGAACTTTGGATTTCCCACATCCCATTTCCATGAAATAGGCGTAGTTCGTTTTGTTGTACGACCTTTCAAGCGCAACGCGCTGATGCTCGTACGGCTTGGTTTTGAAATTGAATTCCACTTGCCCCTCACAATCTTCTTACTCTTCTGGGTATTCTAAATCTTCAGACATGAGTGCGAACTTCGCTGTCTCTAGATAGTAAAGAATGTCTGACACATCTTCTTTTGATGTGAGCATTTTGATGCTTCCATCAGATGCTCCCCCAAGAATAACCACATCCTCCAGTATCTTCCCCGCCACTTCGCAAAGGTCAGGGACGGAGACAAACTTTACCTCCATCCTTTTGGGGAAGTTAACCACGTTATCCTTGATACCATCAGTCATTGTTAGGGAGTTCCTCTAATAAACGGTTTGCTCTGTTACGCATATCAACATAAGTTTCTAAACGTTTCCGCGTTTTCTCTGCCTCGCGGATCAAGCCAGCAGCTTGCAACTCTACGAGCTCTTCGTCAAGTATCCTAATGATACGATTTATCCCCGCAGTATTCTGTTCCATGCCAACTCTAGCCTTTCATAATCTTCCGCAGTGTATGTGTCCGGATAATCATTCATGTATTCCATTTTTTCCAGCACAAGTTGGTCGATAATTGTCACTGCATCTGACCACAAAATATTTTTCTTGACCATTGCGTCAGCAAAAATCTGATCCTCTGTTGGTTCTAACCGCGTCTCGTACATATCCGACTCCCACTCAGATGGCATAGTATCATCCTTTATCTTATCAGATGGTGTGCTAGAGTCAATGATAGCTAGTTTGCACACAGAGCACTGCTTCTTGTATTTCGGTGCAACCTGATGCTCGATACTCCCGCCGCACTTGGGGCAACGATCTGAGTCCAACATCTCCTGCCACGATCCATCGCCTTGCACAATACTGTTCAATGTTTTGTCCCTTCATTTTCTTCTATAGTTTGAGCGCCTACATGTGTCGAGGCATGTATAAGTGCAGACGAAAGCATATAAGTTACATATGCCGAATCATTCTTGTTGTTATTAAGCATCAACACCATCCCTGATGTCATAAGAAGAAATGCAGCCATGTCCGGATCGAGCTCTAACTTTTTAAAATCCTCAATCAAAGTCTCGACTTTCTTTCCGGCCTCAACTTCGTTCTTAGATCCTTCTTTTTCAAACATAATCATTTTCTTTTCCTTTTCTGCTGAACGTGCCAAACTTTACCGTCTCGGCTTTTCTCTTCGCGTCCCTCTGAGCTTTCGTCAGCGGGGCATCACCCTGATTTAGGGAAGACACACCACCCATTCTCGAGACGACCTCTGTTGGTCTTTTAACTACCCTTCCCCAACAATCATCAAACTTCGCCATTGGATCATCAACAAAACCCATTGTTATATACCCCTCGTAATCGTGTGCTTCACTGTTTCAACAACCATTTTATGTCTGGTGTTCATAATCAGATTTGTTTTTCTTAGCCGGTTTTTTGCAAGCTCTGTCGCTCTGTGCTTAGTCTTAGCCCTTACCTTGTAGGTTTTTGTAAACCGCACAGTAAAAGCCACCTCGAACCTTCCTGTGTTTCTCGAAAAATATTTTTCCTCGTCATAGTCAGCGGTCTTTACACCCACCAAGAATTCCGAAATGTTCGGTACAGTATCAGGCTTCATCGTTCTCGAGCCTCTGCATCTGCGCCTCTTCCCAAATAGGCAAGTAATATTCACCGTGGATCTCGATCCACGAATCTTCGTCCAGATGGAGCGCGTCTTCTTCCATCTCCATCATCCAACTCTTTACCTTACCCATGTCATGTACCTCCATTGTTTTTGTATGTATCACAAAAAGTTCTAATCACTATCACACCCTTCACGTTGTTTTTCAAAGTGTAATAAGCTCGATAGTCTTCCGCTTGTGCTGCGGCCTTACAGACTTCTTCTCTGGGATATTTTTCTTTGCTTATCTTCTGATAGCACTTGTTAACAGGAGCACCACCAAAGCTGGTGACGATGCACAACACCATTAGATACTCCCACATCACTTGTCCTCCCAGCTTGTTCCGCCGTTGTACTTATAACCATGCTTTTGAAACCCCATAGAGATATGGTTCATGTGTTTCAGCCGCTCCCTGACAGCGCGCTGCGCCGGGGTCTGAATGTCTCCTCGAACCTGAACTCTGTGTTTTGGTGGTACGATCTCAGGAATTTCCAAAGCCGCCTTCAACTCCTCCTTGCTAACCATTAGTCATCCCCCATCATAATAATCTCAGACACCTCATCCAGTGTGCCTTCAACAAACCATCCACCGTCATTATGGTGACCGTCAGAAATGCGTGTGACTTCGCGCTCAACTTGCCCACGCCTGACGTTCTGTGTGTAAACAGTGAATGATGTTCCAGTCATAAACATCTCTCCATCAGGGCGCAGTGTCGTATCACACAACTTCGTTAGAAAAAATGCCTTCATTACTTTTGCTCCTTTTTTAAATCTCGCTCGAAAACGAACTCTCTATGGTAGGCCAGATACTCCCGCGTCCGCTCAGACTTGATTGGGACAGTAGCCTTTTGATCGACACCTAGCTGCGACAACAGCGCACCATTGATACCCTGCTTCGGACTAAGCATCATTACACCCTCATCATTAAAGGATATGTAACCTTTGTCAAACAAAGCGTCTGCATTCGGTGCAAGTAAAAAGCCATTATCACGATCTGTCTTTTCAAACCTAGTCTCGCAAGCTGCGTATGGCTTGATGTGGCTGGCTATCAAAAACCGCGTATCAGATATCTTGGTCAGCGGACAAATAGCCGTGTACCTTGGATCGTTTAATAGCTGATATTTAAATGCACTCCTGTCGCTAGCCTCGTGCGGGTTGCGCCGCTGGTATTGGATCGTTTCTTCTTCATCAAAACCAGTTAACGGTTCCTCTTCTTCAATCGGCTCATTAAATTCAAATGACCCCCAGTTCTGAGGGATGCTGGCGTAGTCAATCAGTTCAGTGAGGTCTGGTGTTCCATTAATGAAAGGCTCACTGCCAAAGATGGCAATCCAATTTAAAATCAGTCTCGCACCAAGCGGGGTACACATGACAGTCTTTCCCTCTTTCTTCTTGTCGTAGTCAGGAAAAGCCGCGTTGTAAATTCTGCGCTCCCGCGCCGTAATTTTACGATTTCGGTCATGCATCTCCGCGCTTATCTGCCGCGCCAGTTCGGAACCCATGCCGTTGTGTATTACATTTGGAATTTTGTTAATCACTTCAGTGCGCTTGAAAACAAACCTTCTTGCGTTGCTTCGTGCCACATGGCTGATGCTATTTAAAGCCTCAGCAAGGAACTCACCACAAGCGATGTCCTCGTCTGTCACGCCCGCGACCATGTCCTGCGCCTCGACAGCTATAGCGGTGGCTAACATTACCTTTTGGTGGTGGTCTTTTTTCATCTCCCGCGCTTCATATTGTCTAATTGCTTCTTTTACACCGTTGGGCTTTTTTTTCTCGTTCAATGTCAGGGGTTTGCCTGTTAGGCTCAGTTTTTTTGGTTTTCCACACTCTGCCTCTGCCATAGCAAGCCCCCTTTGCAATGCTCGAACTCGTTCTGCCCTTTGCTCCGCATTTAACCTATCCATCATCCCCAATCCTTCCTGTCTTCCTCTTCATTATAGCCTTTGGTGTAAGCAACAATCTCATCGACTGTCATATCTTTCAGCTCGATCCTCGAACCTTTGCCTGTCCCCTCTGGGTACCAGTGGGGGTCGAAGCTGCGACCATAATACCTGTCCGCCGAACCTCGATCCCTTGGGCTGCCGTGCGCCCTGCTAAAACTTTGCGACATAACTCAATCCCTCCAATTGAAAAGCCTTCATTTCCTGATATTCACGCCACTTCGCATCGATCTCCTCTTGTGACACCTCCTCGAATATCGCATCTCCGAATGCCTTCATCGTCCGCCGAACCTCTTCATCGACATGAATTAAACGATCATCCTTCATCGCCCACCCCTTGAAAATAAACTGTTAACTCTTCGTCATCATCGATGTCCTCATCGATGACCTGATATATAATATCCTTGCCATGCACGAGATCGTGAATGGCCTTAATCAACTCAGCCTTAGTCATCGTCCATCTCCTGAAATGTTTTAGGCGTTCTGTCGTATTTAGGTTCTTCGTTAGAATAAATCTCAGTAAATACGCGCTTGTCTTTTAGTTCGTCATAGGTGGCCTTGGTCACCTCGTAGTAAAAACCAGCCCCATAGGCCATAGTGTCATTCCAGTACATACCTTCGCGCAGCCCCTCAGAGTCATGCTCATCCAGCCCATACCAGTCCTTGGCGAGTTCTTCCATTACCTGATCAGGATCACCTGCGGTTGCGAACAGGAAGGTTTGCTCAACCTCGAACTCACCATGCTGCTCGTCTATGTTTCCGATATAATATTTCATGCCATCACTCCATTTTTTTCCTCGATTGCATTCATCAATTCCCACAAGGCTTTTCCAACAAACTTGTCGGACACTGTCCAGCGGTCGATGCCGCCATCCAGATTGATGCCAGCCACCTCGCACCATTGTTTGCTTAGGTCTATGCCCCTGCCCTTGAGCAGGGTTGACAGGTAATAGCGGCTGACAAACTGACCATATTCTTCCGCCAGATAGGCAGTGGTCTTGTTGTCGGACTCGCGCATATGCTTTGCAGCCATCGAGTCCATATCATAAAACTCAATCAGCGGATCATCGGTGACACCGCCATCCTCATCAGGGTCGCCATAGGTCAGGCAATGATCCAGCCCATAGCTGTCGCCAGCGAACACTGCCCGAACACACCACCGGATACCTGACTCCGGATCAATATCTTTATATGTAATAGACATCAGCAAAACACCTCCTTACCAAATACACCTAGCTGGATGATTAAGTCATAATCATAGGCATCCAGTTGACCTATGTCCTCGAACACCTGCACCTGACGTTTGCCGTCAAGCAGTGTGATGCCATCGAGGATCACATCAAATGCTTTGACGCGATGGGTCTCAGTCTCATCATCGTCATCCCACGAACTCTCATACTCATTATGAATGACGATCTCAAAGTTATTGTCCACAACATCGGAACCAGTC